TTGTTCGCCCGAACGGGCGTTTGTTGTCCTTTGGTCTACACGTTACCATAATGGGGATTCTTGGGCAACCTGCATAAAACGCATCTAAAATGGGGGCATTTGGAGGACTCTGACATATCGGCACGGAATGGATGTCGCGGAGGTGGGCTATATGAGGATTCGGGCTGGTGTGATTGTTGTGCTGTTGGGCCTGATTTTCGCCGGGTGTGGGGGCATAACTCCAGGCTCGCAAACGCCAACAGGGCCGGGCCCTGCTGCGGTCGTGGCTACGGGCTATGAGGTGAGCCTTAACGCGCCGATGCATCATGAGCGAATCACCCTGGACCTTGAGAACAAGGGCGGCCCCGGCGTTTTCAAACTCGTGTTTACCGGCTATGCGACAACGCCGAACGGGCAACCGGAGTATTTTGGCGAAACGGAGCCTTTTACCGTCAGTGCAGGATGGTCGGACACGGCGACGTTCGAAGTCAAAACAGGCTCTACGGGCTATTCCCGGTTGCGCCGGGTGAGAGTCCTAACCCGGGACGAGGGCAGCTTGCAGTACCGAGAGACCGACAATTTTACCGTCGAGCGTGTGAGTTTGTGAGGGACAAGCCCCGCCGAAGCGGGGCTTTTTGTTTGCCTCATCTTAGCCGCCGACGCATCTCGTTGATGATGGCCTCCTCCAAAAACTCCTGACGTGTTATGCCCTCCTCCACGCAGTAGAGGTTCACAATGTGCCACAGACGCTTATATATCCGCGCCCCCACACTAAAACGCTCACCCTTTGACTCTCTAGCCAACCAACCCTCAAATTCGTTAGTTAACAAACTAGCCAACGAATTAACTTGCTCGCTTGTTGTCTCGTCATCTTGTTGGCTTGTTAACTTGCCATCTCGTGAGTTAACAAGCTGTGGCCGAGTCTCGGACTGGTTGCGCTGCGTAGCTCGTAACAGGTCACTCATGCGCTGATCCCCTAGACTCTTGCCGCCAGCCATCTGTCAGCCACCTCCTCTGCCAGATCCCTATAGGCTACCGCCGCATTAGATGCCCCGTCGAGTAGCGACAGGTCGCCACGCTCCGTCATCTCCACCATACGCACGTCGCGGGGGATAGAGGAGGCGAACACTGCGTCGCCCAGTGCCTCGCGTATGATGTCGCCTGTGCGTGCGTCCACGTTGCGCCTGCGGTCAACGAGAGTCAGCACGGCACCGCCTAACCTGCAACGGCTATTGAGGCCGTAGTCCCGTACCGCCGCCAGCGTGTCGAGTAGCATTGTGATGCCGTCGAGTGCAAACGGTTCTGCCTGCACTGGTGCGATTACCGTGTCACACGCCGCCAGGGCGTTGTAGGTGAGCACGCCGAGCGAAGGTGGGCTGTCTATTAGGGTGACGTCAAACTCGGCGTCATACAGGCCGATTTGTGCCGCTAGGCGTTGTTCGCGGTTGACCTCCGCGTACAGTGCCCGCTCAGTGTGTGCTAAACCGATATGTGAGGGCACCAGCCATATGCCCGACTCGGTTTCGGTGGGTAGCAACTCCGATTCGCCTGCGAAAAATTTGTACACATTAGGGCGTTCGAGCACCTGGTCCGGTGTCATGCCTAGCGTCATCGTCGTGTTGGCCTGCGGATCGAGGTCAATCACGCACACGCGCTTGCCCATGCGATGCAGATTGTAGGCTAACGAGACAACGGTCGTCGTTTTGCCCACGCCTCCCTTTTGATTTGCAACTGTGATGATCACGTCGCTATCGCCTCCTTGTTGTGCCAGCGTTTGAGGATGCCCCATGTAACGCGCACCAGATCACGCACTCTGTAACCGCGCTCAAATGCGATCACCAAGGCTTCCCAAGCCTCCTTGACGCCGTACCTACGTGCGGCTATACCTAGGTATCCACGCTGGCTATCGTCAACGCCTGCGGCTCTGGCTACGGACATGAGGGCTTGCAAATCCCCATTATCCACAGACCGATTGCGCTTGCGCTTGTATTTATTATTGTTCTTAGATTTAAAGCCTTTACTTCCCCCGCCGCAGCGACACCCGGAACCCGCATCACCATTGGCTTTACGCATCGTTGACGCATGTTCAACTTGTTTACGAACTCGCCTTAGAAAAGAGGACGTGCGGTAGATGATGTTTGTATCAACATCGTAGGCATTTAGAAACCCGCCGCCGGGTTTCGGAACCTGCACTTTGATTAGGTGCCCTGCATCGACCAATTCCTTGATCGTCCTGCGGGCAGTTGACTCGCTACAATTAAGGCGGTCGGCTAGAGTGGCGTTCTTTAGCACGACGACCCCCTCTCGGGAAACCCTCTTAACCCTTTGTATATAGCGGATTGCTTCAGTCTGTCGTCCCTTGTCTAAATAGACGGTTGGCTTTGACATTGAAAAAACTCCTTCGGCCTAGAAGGAGTCGCGCTTGGTGTGGTATAATATTAGATAGTATAAGGCCTCACACCGAGGCGACAGAGCGGTTTGGAAATCGACCCGCCAAAGTCTTCATTCCAAGCTGCTCACTAGGCGTTATTTTATTTGAGAGGCCACCCGCGAGGGTGGCTTCTTGCATTCCCATTTCTGCTCAATGTGGCAAAATCCTTCAATCCCCCACCGTGAATATTCGCTGTATAAACACCCTGCCTTGTGCATAAACGCCGCCAGCAGGGGCCTCTTTGCGCGCCCAAAAGCCCCGTAACCCGCTGGAGGCCGGGGATTCGGGCGATTCGGTGCCCCACAAATAAAAGCACGGAAATACATATTTACGTGAGTCGGTACGCGTGTTCGCATTTTGGGTAAAAGAAAAAAGCCCCAGCCGAGAGGGCTAGGGCTCAAATAACAGGCATGAGGCATGAGGGCATTATTCCCCGGCGGGTGTTAGCGCACCCGCCTACATCTATTATATACGCCTGTGCGGGAACCGTCAAAGATAATTCCATTTTGTTGTTGACATGTATACATGTGTACGCTATAATAAGGTTGAAGGTTGAGGGAGCACAAAAACAAACACGGAGGCGATTGGGATGACGAGGCACTTTGTTAGCGACAGCGAGCGGGCTTGGGGAGAGGGCGGCGACATGCGGAAGGTGTTCGACCTACGGAGCAAAGAGCTTGAGGCCGAGGCAAAGGAAGCCCGCCGTCCCAAAACGACTACGGAGCAAATGACAGAGCTTTCGCGCCAGATCGACTACCTGAGCAATGCAATCGTCGAGGGGTATCAAGACGAAAGTGGGGCAAGGGCCGAGCGTAAGAGGCTAATGGACGAGCTTGCAGAACTGCGGGCAAAGGTCCAGGCCGAGGGGCGGGCCGCATTCTTGGCCGAGTGGACACCGGAGGTAACTGCCGAGCGGCGCAAGGCCTGGAACGACATGGTCCGGGCGGGCAAGTTTGGCGCTGCGGGTAGCGGGCGGGTTGACTGGACGGCACTCCGCAACCAAGAATCGGAGCAGGGTTGGACGCACAAGGCGTTGCTGGAGGCAATCAAGCACCACAACCTCTAGTTCGCACAAGGCCCGCCGGGAGCCACAATCCCGGCCTCAGAGGAGGTTGTCACTTGGAGATATTGAGCGTACGAGGAGTCAGCGAGGATGTACAACGGACCTTGCGAGTGCGGGCCGCGGAAACAGGCGAAACGATGGGTCGGATCGTGGAGAGGGCACTAAGAAAGGAGCTGGGCATGAATGGCGAAATTGCGAATCACGCAGGCAAAACAGGTCGAGTACGACACGAGGCTCAACCGCATCCAGGACAACGGGCTCGGCGAACTTGACGAGGATGCGCTGATCGAGCTGGAGGCCGAGGCGGTGGCCGTGGAAAGCGACCTGGCGGGCTGGGAGCCGTACACGCATGTCGTGTCCGTAGAGTCCGGCGGCATGACGACCTACTACCTGGCGCAGGTTGAGGAGTAGACACAGGCCCCCCGCTACCGGGGGCAACGGTTGAGATATGAGGAGGGCGACAAATGATTACAGTTGTTGTTCGTAGAGCAGAGGGTGGTAAGGGTGTCGCATTAGGAGAATTTTACCCGAGTGACATACCCGATCTGATAAACCTGGCACGTGGTTGGCAGACGCACATCGATGGCCGGGAGTGTCTGTTCGTTGATGCCCAGTTTGCGGCTGATGAAAACGGTGCGGTGTTTGAGATTATCGTTGGCAGTGGTGAAGAGGGTTAATATGACACAGGCCCCCATCATCGGGGGCCTTTCCCACACTACTAAGCGATGTAAAGAGATTGACAAAAGCGGCGAAAAAATGTTAAGTCTATTTAAGGGCAAGCTGCTGGAGTGGCGGGACTCGAACCCGCATCCTCCCGCCCTTGTGCATTGAGGTGGCAGCCTCGTGCACTGGACGGACGCTCACCCGGTTGAGCTACACTCCCCGTCTGCCAACGGTGCGGTTCGCCACATCCACAATAACACACAATACCTACCGTTGCACCCTAGCACAGGTTGAGGGTTAAGCAAAAGCCCCGGCAATGACGCCGGGGCTTGCTAGCGCCCGCGAGGGCGAGGATGCAAGACAAATGATGGCGGGCGCATATACTGTCTACCCGTTGCCGCGACGAAACTCCTGCCGCACTCTCTCCATAGACACCGCCCGCCGCTCTGCGGCCAATGCGTCTACACGCTCACGCATGGACGCCACGGCCTCATCTGCGGCCCGCTCAGCCTGCATGATGCTGGCGGTGGTGCCCCATACCCACTCGCCGCCTACGCGGTGCCAGGCGGGTCGCTCCTTTAGCCCTGCCCGCTCTGCGGCTCGGGTGAGTCCGGCAACGAGGGCGACTTTCCCGTTTTGCTCAAGAGCTCGTGCTGGCCGCTAGCCGCAAAAAACGCAAGCAGAGCCTGCATTACGGATGCAAGTAGCGGTTCACCGGATTGCGTAGCGGCGATGACCAGACCAACGACGCCTATAATGCCGTTAGCCAGCCACACGGCACCGTCAGTAGCCAATAGAGGTTTGCCACCGATGGACACGCCGCGCAGGACACGGATAACGCCCATCTGCACGCTTGTCCACGCTAGAGCAACGGCACCAAACGTCACGACGACATCGTCCCAGGGCCCACCGCCGCCCTCATCTGCCGCGAGTGCAGGCACAGCCACCAGTGCAACAACAAAAAGCGCCATGATAGCCATGACGCCGACCTTCGTTCGTTGATTCATCATTCGCTTTCGGCCTCCTCAATGTAATCCTCTATAGCCCTCACAATCTCATCTGCAATCGTCTGCCGCACACTGTCAGAGCTTAATTGCGCCTCTTCGTCGGGGCTGCTTAAGAAGCCCAACTCAACGAGTACAGCGGGCATCCGCGTATGGTTGAGCACCTGGAACACGTGCGTCGGTTTCACGCCCCGGTCACGCCAGCCTAGGGCATCTACTAGCCGGGACTGTATGTGACCCGCCAGCATCTCGCCTAGCCTGCTACCATCCCAGTGCCACACCTCTAGCCCGTTGGCGTCGGGGTCTGTAAATGCGTTGCAGTGCAGGCTGACGAAAATGCGGGATGATGCATGGTTCGCCACTTTAGCCCGCTCACGCAGGCCCACAAACGAATCACGCTCACGCGTCATCAGCACAGAGTGCCCGCGCTCGTCCAGCAGGCTAACGATGCGGTTTGCTACGTCTAAGACGACCTCCGACTCTCGCAGGCCAGTCGGGCCAATAGCGCCGGGGTCGTGCCCGCCGTGGCCGGGGTCGATGCAAATAGGTCTTGCCATGTCGATCACCTCCCAGATAACACAACGAGTGCCGCCAGCACTCCGAGCGCATTTGCGCCCATATCGCCCCATGACCAGCGGTTTCCGGGACGTTTTGAGTCCCACGCCTCTTTGGCAGCACCACAGGCGACGGCTAATAGGGCGGCATGTGCAGGCGACAGCGAAAACCACAAAGCGGCAACCATCACGATTGCCGCCGAGACTACGAAGTGTGCGGTTTTGTCGATGCTCATGCCCTCACCTCCACAGTTGCGGGATTTTCTCAATCCCGAACGCCGCCAGGACAGCGGCACCGAATAGCAAGACAAGCGCTTTGGTGATCCACCACATCCGGTCACCTGCCGCGGCGTCACGGTCTGCGAAAAACGCCTTGAGGTTCTCCAGGTCTTGTTTTGTAGCCGTCTTGGTTAGCTGGCGTTTGATTTCGCCCACGTCTGTCCTCACCTCGGACATCTGCGCCTCTAGTCGCGTCACGCGCTCTGGGATGTCAGTCATCGTTTCACGTCCATTTCAGCGGTGTTTGAAGGATTACGCGGCCCAACGCCGAACCGCGCGTCTACCTCCGTGCGGTGCTTAGCGGTGCTATAACACGGAGGCGGCTCCCGGCCTAGCCGGGGGCCTTAACCCTTTTGGGCAACAAAAAACCGCCTGTAGGCGGTGCAATATCGGCGTCTACTTGCGCCTCATGAGTGAGCGTTTGCGCCTCTCGTACGCCGTTTCGGGCACCTGTACGCCACGCTCTCGGGTTGCACGTAACAACTCCTCGAACGCATCTGGCCCCGTTTCGACCCAAGCCCTGCGCCTTAACTCTTGCTCGTCGGCGCTGCTCGGAACGATCCTTATGCGCGTGCCGTTGCGCTCTGCCCTCACTGGATCACCACCTCGACAGGCGTCACAGGCTGTACACGATCATCTGTGACCCGCAGGCGATAACGCCCCGGTGCCGGTAGCTCGATAACGGTAGCGCCGGGATCCGCAGCGAATTCAGCGGGTTCCATGCCCGTGCTCTCCAGTACGACCTGTAGATCATCCAGTGATTCGCCGGGCTGTAGCCCGGTTGCGGCCACTGTGAGCGTGCCCTCCTGCGACCCCGGTACTGGTTCCCAGCCTACCGAGAGGCGGGGCTTTGCCACCGGTACGCCGTCAATGATGCGCAGAGTCAGTCGCGCCTCGCGAGTCGTGAGGCTTTGGGGTATCCACGCCGACTGCAAATGCGGCCACAGACTCGGCTGGTGCGGGAAACTGTTTTGCACCGTGGGCCTGGGTGCACTGCCAACAGGCGGTATTTTGCAGGCCATGATCGCACCTGTACGATCGTCCCATATCAGCAGGCTAGCCATCAGTTATCATCCTCCGCGCCCGTGTCCTCTGCGCCGCCCTCGACGGCAAACCATAACACATCGCCGCCAGTCAACAACTCATCCGTTTTGTAGCCCCAGGATTGCACGTCCATGAATGCGTCCCAGCCGTAGATCGTGCTCACCCTGTTGCTGATGGAGCGCGACACAAACGTCACCCGTATGCGGTATGACCCCGCAGGTAGCGTGAGGATATGGGTTCGATTGCGGCGATTGTAAATGACCCTGCGGACGAGGTAATTCGTGTTTACGAGCCCTGCCCGGTCGCTGAACTCGCCGAATAGCGACCATTCGGTTTCGTTCTCCTCTCGATACTCGATGCGATAGGTTTGGGTGATGACGCACGATGCCCGTGCGAACATGTCCGCATTTTTCTCGAGCCGCAGGTTTAGCTCAATCTCCTGCACACCGGGGGCCGATGAGCTGGAGGTCCACTGCTGATTCGGGCTGCCCAGACGCTGGCCGACAGCGTGGTCCTGCTCGGCTCCTAGTGCCATCGTCCTGACGTTGACCGTAAACCCCTCGGGGCTGACATTGGTTACCGTGGTCACCATCTTCTGATCCACGTCCTTGTTTGCCTCGATGTAGGTCATGGCCGAAAACGGGGCCGCTATCACTTTTGGTTCGTGGTCCCACCCCAGCGGGATAAAATCGCCGTCGCTCGCTGTTCCGAATGCGATTCGAGCGGCATAGAGATTTTCCGTGTCGTCTGCGTCGCGCAGGAATGCCCCGATCGTGTCGAATCGTGTTGTCATCTCGTTGACGTGATTGATTTCATAGGGGACGTATTTAATCTCGTCGAGATGTTGCAAGTCCTCGCGGTCGATGGGTCTGCCGGGGCTGCCCGGGCGAGTCTCTTTGTCGAGGTAGCGTTGCCTGCCCCTGACCACACGACCGGCGGCAATGGCCTCCGACCGGAACCGGGGCACGTCGGTGCTCCAGTCCAGGTCAAAACGCACGCTTTGGCAAGCGAAAAAATCGTCGGTACTGCTTACACGGGGGTTTGTCACCACAATGCCGTCGAACACGTCAAGCCCTGGCAAATACGGCAGGTCCAGATGCGTCTCGGCGTATAGTTGGGCTAGGCTGTCCAGTGCTGCATTAGCTAGGCGATTGGCCGCCGTTTCTGTGCGTATAAGGTCGGCGTTGGGCTCCTCAATCGTCATGGATCGGGTGCCGAACTCTGCGCGGGAGTCCTCGTCGGGCACCGTGACGGCAAGACGGTTGCCCTCGAAATCCCGGTAGTAAACCGTGACGAGGTTGCGTATATGCTCGTCAACAATGTCAAGATCCTCCGTGATGATGTCGCTCGTCCACGTGAGGTGGTAATCTGCCGTGGGGATGCCCTTGTCTACCGGCGGCTCCATCAGCGTGAGCACAAAATCGTTGTGCGCCTCGCTGTAGCGATAGCCGAGGAACCAACCAATCTGTGTCGCTGCCGTCTGGATTGCGTCCCACACGCTCATGTACTCGACGACCCACGGCTCGGGCACTGACGATACGACTGCGCCCGTCGGCTCCGCAACATGCAACAGCGGCGCATCATCGCCCATGTGGTCGTCGATGATCTGCTGCATAACCAGCTCAACCGGCACACCCGCTTCGGAGCCGTATGCGGCAGGCTCGTGAATGTACGTGTACTGCAGTCGCCTTGCTAGGTCGCTGGCCTCACAGGACACTGTGCCGCCGTCCGTGCGGATGCGCTGGCCCAAAACGCCGCGAAACTCGGTGCGTAACCACGTGTACGTTGCCGTGATGGTGGCGAGGGGTGGCGGTGGGGCGTCAAAGACAACCGTGCCGTCGTCGTCGGCCACATACGCACTGCGAGGCACCTCCGTGTTATCCACATACACCCTGACCGATGACGGCACGACGGGTGACCTGTCCAGCGAAAAGGCGACCTCCGAACCGTCAGCAACGGCAACCTGCTCGCCGATAACAGTCGTCGATCCGCTCTCCTGGTCAGCCTCTACGCCGACACGCAGGATGACCTCACGCCCAGGCCATAGCAGGGGGCTATACTCGGCCCCCCACTGGTTCCACGGGCTGTCCTGGTCGCGTGGCGAGAACGACCCGCGGTCCGGTTCGCCTGCCACGCCATCGTTGGCGAGCGCAAACTCCAGGGTACGCACCACGCCGTCTACGCCTGATGCCTCGGTGCCTACTGCGTCCACGTTGCCAAGCTCGCACGATGCGCTGATGAGGTGGTCTGACACGTCCTCCCACGCACCGCCAGGGCGGGAAATGAGCAATTGTGCATGTATGATGCGATGGTCTGCGATGGTGGGCAATGCATCACCTCCAAACAAAAAGCCGCCCGCGAGGGACGGCTAAAAAGAAAGGGCCGGGGAACGATCCCCAGCCCTAGCGCCGCCTCCTGTAGCGGCTCCTGATTAACTCCATCGTATCGCAACGTTCGGTCGCTGTCAAAGTGCCACTAACGTGCGCATTTATGGTAGATCGGCCAACTCTGGCACGTTCTCACGTACCCATGGGCCTCCGATAAGTTCGGGGTTATCGTACTCCGCGTTATACCGATGAATCAGGCCGAACATGGTTAGCTCAGGTTCCTCCTCACCTGGCTCGAACGCATTGGCGATCGACAACAGCCGAGTGATGATTTCGTCTTTTCGGTTCTCTGTCACTGTTGTACACCTCCATAGATGAGACGATGAAACGCCACAGTGTTATACATCTGGGCCACCGATACCACCCTGACACCTCGGCTCAGAGAGTACTCAACCATGGCCTGAAACAGCGAAAATAGGCATTGTGATGAGTCAGTGATAGCATCAACCAAACTGTGCGTCATAGTGACCACGATGCCGTTCGTGGCTGCCGCCTTGTCAATCGCCATCTTTGTAGCCTCTAGGTCCTGCTGTGATGCCAGGTCTCCGTTGACAGCCTCAATGGCGTCATACTCCAGGGAGTCGTACGTCGCCACCGCGTCTACAGGTGGCAAGGTCGGCACTCTGCGCTGTGTGAGTCGGTACTCGCCAATAATTTCTTGCACTAGAGCATTGTAAGCCCCAAATGGATATGCGATATGCTCGGGCGCAGGAAGACGTTCCTCCTCAAAAACAGTGTTAGCCAGTTGCATCTGCTCACGCAACTGAGCCTCCGTCATGTCCCACAGATACTCGTGCGAGTAGGTATGGCACTGACAATCCCAGCCACCTCGATACATTTCCCGCACGTTATGCCAGTTGGTGTCTCTGGCACGGTCGGTGATGATGTATGAGGTCCCTGCCACGCCCTTGCTGCGAAGATAAGGGTACGCCCTACTGTAATCAGTAGGGCGAAAGTCGTCCAGTGTCACAACGTGTAACGGGTGGCGGGTACGGAAGTCGGGGGCAACCCACGTCATTTTGCCATCACCCTCAATACTCGTACCGTGGCTGTCGCTGGGTTTTGCGAGTCATTACGCAGCTCGAAGGCAAGGCCTCGGGCCGGACGTAATGCCAGTGCTCTAGCCTCCACCGCCGACTCCGGTGCTAGATCACCCAAGCTGGATACGTGACGCAATCCCACATATAGACCAGCCATGGGCTGACCCATATTTACCCTCGCCGCAGGAACATTGTCCAATACTGGATATATAGTCTCAGCGCTCACTAGGTCCGCATATGGTGGGTTGGCTCTCAGGGACCATGGTTGCTGATCAATATTAACGAGGAACCATATCTCAGCTTCGTTTGTAACCCCTACCACAGTACGTTCGGACCTCCCCCCAGGGGGGATAGTGACGGCATCTAACAGAGTGTCCGTGATGGTGTCTGTTCGCGGCCGTTCAAAATCGACGAACCCGCGTATACGGTACTCGTCGTTGGCCTCGTCATAACCGTGGGGAGCCGCATTGTAGTATCCCGGTACCGCCCGCCCCTCGGGGTCTATTGCATATGCGACCGGATGCTCAGTCTCGCCTATCCTAACTAACGCACTTTGGCCCGTTAGTGTCACATGCGCCGGGTTCTGCTCCGTAAAAAGCGGTTGTCCGTCTGGCCCGTATAGCCGTACCGGCACCCGTCCATCGGTGCCAACGTCAACCGGTCGGGCACGCTCGGACGTGTGTAAAATTTGGTCTAGGTTGTTAAACGTGCTCACATCATCCACACTCCCCTATTGCTGTGCCGAGCAGGTCTGCGAAAAAATCTAGCGGATTGGCGTTGCCGTCAACGGCCATGCTACCGTCGAGCGGCATGTTGCCATCCACTACGAGGCCGCCGTCCAAAAACGTCGTCACGCAACCGACAGGCCCCGTCTTTGTCACCTCGACGCTCCACGCCGTGTTATCGGTGGTGCCCCCGCCGCTAGGTGTGACGTTGTACGAGGCGTCAAACTCATAGCCACGGCCCGCGGGCGACCACATCCGAAACCGTGTCAGCGCATCGCAGTCAACAACGGTGTCGAGTTGTTCGACCCGTGCCTGCCCTGGGTCACGTTCACCGTCCACACCCTCCAGGCGGTAGCCCTGGATGCTGACGGTTAGGCCGCGAATTGCAGGGCTGTGCTCCTCTGTGCCCGGCGGGCTGTTGAAATCTGTTGCATCGGCTATGATGATCGTCCGGTTCGGCGTAAAACTGTTGACGCCCATGATAGGCAGGAAATAGCCCGCGTCCTGCTGTACCTCAAACCGCCAGCCGCGGGCCAGTACTTTTGCTGGTTTGCTGCTCACTACCACCACCTCACTGTTCGATCACCGTGAGCGTTAATTCGCGGTGCGTCGGCAGCCTGTATGACCGTGACTCGCGTAGCTCCATGCGTGCCCGCACCGTGTTCGATGGGTCGCCAAACTCGTCACACCAGTAGTCGCCGTATCGCCACAACACGTCGCCCAGGTGGTTCCATAGCACCGCGGCAGATGTGGCGGGTATGGGGCGAGTGCGAAATGACCACCGCCCCTTAACCGCCACAACGTCCATGCGCTCCTTGCCGCCAGCCGTACGGGTGATGTCGGCAATCACGATAGGTTCCCGGTCCATCTCGAATATGCGCGGTATGTCGATGCCGTCAAACGTAGCTGTTGCCGATGCAATCACCTCCCGTACAGTGCTGATTGTGCCTGCCGCTGGCCTTGGCCCACGGCGCGGCGTACCCACCGTTTGACCTCGGATTTTGACGTGCCCATGAGCGGCCCGTTGACCGTCATGTTGACCGTTACGCCGCCACCTGCTCCCATGCGGGATTCGGGTATGACGTATTCGCCTTCGCCCGCTTCCGATAGCCGCACAATCTGGCCGCCGGGAGTAGGGGGCACGAAACCGCCCGTGGCTAGTGCCGGGATGTTACGCAGGTCGGTGATGTCTGCGGCACGGAACCGCTCCAGGTTGACGCGGAAGATTCTCGGGATGTTGCGTGAGAAGCCCATCGCCGCTTCTGCGGCCTCGTCCATGCCGTTGCGTAGCCGGTCCTGCGCCTTGAGCAGGTCATCGTAGCGATCCTGTTGTTCTGCAATCGCCTTTTCGAGGTTGCGAATGGCCGTCTTAGCTGATACAAACGGTATCGCGTCAATGCCCCTGGCGAGTGCCAGGAATAGCTGCAACACCCACTGCCTCACTCGCACGAACGCCATCGCCAGCATGAGTGATATTTCTGCGAGGAGTCGTAATGCCGGTTCCAGCGCCACCAATAGCGGCTCAACAATGGTCCCGAGTGCAATGCCGAACGCTCGCAATGGGCCTGCGAGTGCGCTGGTTACAGGTTCCAGCACCTCAAGCGCCGCTGTCACGACCTCGGCAATCGGTATCGCCCGTTGCATGATCTCGAACATTAGCCGCATCGGGTCAAGTGAGGTCATGAGCCATTGTGCAAAATCATCGGCCTGGTCAATGGCTGATTCAAGCTGGCGTTCCCACAGGCCCGATTCGGTGCCCAGGGAGCGCAACCGATCAATGAGGGGCTCAATCTCGTCACGTATATCGCCAAAGCTGTCGCCGGCCCGCATCATCTCATCCACAATACGGTTGATTGACCGCTCGATGGCCCGACGCTCATACTCCACGGGGTCAAACTCGGCCCCCGTTGCACTTGCTATGAGATGCTCGACGCCCATGCGTACCGTGAGGTCACGTTCTAGCTCGCCCAGGATGTCGCCAACACGGTCCGCTGTCCGGTCGATGCTGGATGACAACTCATCGTATTTGGCAATGAGGTCGTCAAGTTCGCTCTGCATGGCGCTTAACACATCGTCGCTCACATCGCCAGCCGTGATGAGTGCAAGGTTCGCGTCGATGATTGCACGCTCCAACCGTCGCAGCTCGTTCTCAGCGCGGTCGAATTCTTCATGCCGCAGGAATGCGAGGTCAGCGAGTAGGTCCATGTTGGCAATGTCGCGGTCCAGGTCAGCGAGGATGTCGGTTATCGTCTGCCTAAAATCCCTGTCGAATCGTTGTTGCAATAGCTCCTCAAGCTGTCGCAACGTTCCAGGGTCAACGAATCCCGCCAACAGGTCAAGCTGTGACACATCCGCATTTTCGAATGCGGCGGCGAACTCTTTGGCCGCGTCAATCTGGGCTTCGAGTTTGGCCTGCAATGCGTCGATCTGGAAGTCGAGCGGGTCGAATGCCTCGCCTGTTGCCTGCGCCATCATCTCGGCGAACCGCTGCCCTATGCCCATCGTGCGTTCGAACTCATCGCGGGCTTGTTGCAGGCTAAGGTGCAAGACCTCGTGGTTCAGGTCCATCCACGCCCTGCGTGCGTCCTCCACGTGCTCTCGTATCTCGCCTGCAGGGGCTTCGGATGCCTCCATGTCGGCTATAAACGATTGCGTTAGGTGCTCAATCTCCGTCAGGGAGCGTTGTGCAAGCTCCAGGTCATCGACCCAGAACATCATTCGCCGTTGTGATGCATCAGGGCCAGCTAGCGCCTCCTGAAAGTCGGCAACCAGCTCATTCACTCGCGCCCTGCGAAGGGCGCCTTCAAACACGTTGATTTCTGCGATTAGGCGTTGCACCACGGATGAGCCGGGGTCGTATCCGTCCTCCAAAACCTCCCGCAAGGCACGGCCAAGGTCGCGGACGCCCATTTCAAAACGCTCAACGGCTGGCAACGGGTCGCCAATGAGGTTGCGGAACCGCGCCTCCAGGTTGACGCCCTCCAGCGCCTCATCGACCATACTGCTAACAGAGGGCATAACCCAACCGCTAGCGACGAACTGCTCGATCATCTGCCCGAATAGGCGCGTGTCGTCGATACCTTCTGCTACCGCCCGTTCGACCATCTCGCCAAGCATGTCAAGTTTCGTGCGGCGTCGAAACTCCTCTTCGTCAAACTCTGGCAGGATTCTGCCGAGGGTTTCCTGCATTTCTCGCTTGATGACCTCGACGTTTACCGCCCTGTCGATCGCATCGGGCAGGCCGTCGAACATCTCCTGCAATTCGTCCAACAACGTTGGTCCTGCGTCCTCAAAGGCATCGCCAAGCGCGCCTTCCAGGCCCTCTGTGAGTGGCTCGGATAGTCCCTGGCGCAACCGTTCGGCGATGTCGTCACGCTGTTTTTCCAAACTCTCGACGTAGGCGTCTATGTCGAATTCGCCTGGGGCGAACTCTGCACCCTTAACGGTGTCGATTAGCTCGCCAAATGCGGACTCAATGCCGGTGATGGTGTCAACAAAATCACCCATGCCGAGCCGCCGCAGGAGTGAGTCAATGGAGGCTTGCACCTCGTCGAACGAGAGTGCAAGCCCGCCCACCAAAAGACCAAGGGCCATGTACGGGTTCGAGCGCAACATGTTGGTCAGTAACCGCAACGCCCTGCCCGTGGATGCTATGCCGCGGACAATGGAGGATATGGCGAGGGTCAGCGGTCCTGCCACGGCCACAATCTGCACAAAACCGATCAGGGTTTCCTTTGTTTCCGGGCTTAGGTCCTGCAGGCCCTCGGTTAGCTGTCTAGCCCAACCTACGAGGCCGCGTGCCGTGGGGAGCAACATACCGCCGATTTCGGTAGACAGGTTCACGATGTCCGCTTGCAGGGCTTTGAGCTGGTTGTCGAACTCGCCTATCGTCCTAATGGCGTCGCCGTGGGAGTCGGTCGTCTGTCCTAGAACAAGCGACAGGCGAAGCAGAACCTTTTCCTGCTCGCTCATCTCTGCCGTGGTGCGGCCAAGGCCTAGGCGCATCGCCTCTTGCTCCAGCGTCGCCTCGTTGATGATGACGCCGAACTTCCGCATGGGTTCCGTGTTGCCTAGCAGACCCGTTTGCAGTGCTCGTAGTGCATCATCGTCAGCCACGTTGTAAAACGATGCGAGGTCAACCGCTAGAGTTGATATAACCTTGGACATCTCGCCTGCAAGCTCCCGGTTTTCCATCAGGGGCGCAAACAGGCCTTGCGTCGTAGCCATAAACCCTTCCATTTGCAGTTTTGAGCGGCCCATTGCCTCGGCCATCTCGTGCGCGAACTCACGCGCCGCCTCCGAACCCTCGCGGAAAGTGTCGTTGAGCAGGTCGTGCGTAGCCGCCATGTCGGAGCCAAGCTTGACGGACGCCACTGCCGCCGCCGCTAGCGGGGCAGTGAGTGCTACCGTCATTCTGCGGCCTATACGATTGAGGCTGGTGCCAAACGCATCCAGCCGCCTCGTCGTGCGGTCTATCTGCTGGTCCAGGCTACGGAGGCCCCGTTCGCCCTTGCGCAACCCGTCGTGAAATTGTCTGTCGTCCACCCTAAGCAGGGCATGCAGTTCACCCACTCGCAGGGACATACGATGCCTCCTAGCCCATCATCGACGCAACGTAACGCTCGGCCTCATCGGGGTCGCTGATGACCTGCTCGGCCTCACGCTGCTTGTGCGCCATTGACTGTACATAGGCCGAGTGAGGCGGCAGGCCGGACAGCAGAACAAAAAAACGCCGCCAGCTCATCGCCGGTAGCGCTTGCGTTAGGTCCATGCTGTATTCGGCCTGGAAACTCGCCTCAATCAGCGGCCAATTCTCGAATATCTCTAGCCAGCCGCTTTTTTGGCGGCCTGGGGGTTTCCCTCGCCCGATGCGTCGGCGTCCTCTTCGAGGCTTTCGGTGTACATGCCGATGACTTGTTCGATTAGGTCACGCAACTGTTTGATGGTCAAGCCCTGCTCCAGCCACGTGTTGAGCGCATCGGCACCAAAATAGCTCTCTGCCGACGTGAGGATGTCCTGTGCAGGCACCACGGCATCGGGGTCGGACTCGTTACGCACCATCCGCAAAATAGCCATCGCAGGCGGCGATGCCGGTAGCGTATACACCTCGCCAAACACCCTGATCTGTGGCGCTTCCTCTTCTTTGGTTGTCTCTGCCCAGTATGCGTCAAAGTCGATGAAACGCTTGTTACCTGCCATGATTAGCCTCCTGTTATCCGTTGTTTGCCGGCTCTACAGTCGTTGCGCCGCTACGCGTGACCTCTACGGACCATGCACTGTTATCCGCGTTACCGCCGCCGCCAATCGTGGCGTTATAACCCGCGTTGAACGTGTAAGTCGTGCCGCCTGGGGAGGTCATGCGGAATCGTGCAAGCGCCTCGCAACCAACCTGCGACGAAAGCTCTTCGACGCGCTCTTGACCGGGATCGCGGACGCCCGTCGCCTTGTTCTCCAGGTAAAATCCTGTGAGGTTGACGGTCAAGCCGCGAAGTGCGGGCGTTTGCTCCTCACTCCCGTTTGAGTTAAAGTCAGTGCCCTCGGCGTTGGTCACTGTCGGGTTGGGTGTAAAATTGTTGATGCCCTTGATCTCGACGAACGTATCCTCGGTTTCCGTCTCGACCTCGAATTTCCAACCGCTAGCGAGAACTTTTTTGCACGCCATTGAAAATCACTCCTCATTCTCGGTGCTCGGTGATGGATCGTATCTCCATCTGGTAATTCTGGACGTAGTGGACGCGCTGATTCGCGTCCCGTTCTAGCCACGCAGGTTCGGACTGCAGGCCAAACACACTAACCACCCACGTGCCGTCGGGCAGCTCCACGTTTGTCAGCCCATGCAGGGCGTTGTAGATGGCCTTGCACCTGCTACGTGGAGTGATGGCGTCGCCTGTAGATGGCCCGCGCGCCCGGACCTGGAATGTCGGCGTGTCGTAGCCGAGCTTGGGGTCGCTCATTGGCCCGCCGTAGGGTGTAAACACGATCATCTCGTCCGGTACGCCCGCGCCGTCTGGCATAGCGCCGAAATCAACGTCCCGGTCAGGACCGCTCATCGTCACGACGCCCTGCTCGTCCAGGTATTGCACAAGGCCGATAATCGCCAACCCATCACCCCCTTAACGCCTGCCGAATCTTGTCGGCAACGTACTCCTGCACGGCTCTCTCGCGCTCATCCATCGTCAGTTCGAGCCATTTGGCCCGCCTGCCAGGGTCGTGCCGTAGGTGCAATTCCTCATGCTGGTAACGAGCGTATGGGGTGTCGTAACTGACCGTGGCCTCTAACGCCGTGCGGTCAACGTCCGTCTGCCCCGACCGCATCATCACGCCCTCTTCATGCGGGATCGTCCGGTTCGCTTCCTCTAGCACGTGTTCAGCGGCGTCAAACAGCCCGTCAGCCGCCGCATCTCGCACGTTCTGCTCGACCTCTCGGCCTCGCCACACAAGGCGTCGTCGCCGTACCACTAGCGCATCGACGCCTCCACATGGTGCGTCTTTCCGCGGGCACGTAGCGGCAGGGACTCGATGACCTCAAACCGCCTGCCAGCCCACGTCACGCGGCTTTGTGGCGGCAGGTCAACGTGGGGAAGAAAAAAGGCCGTCGCTTCTGCGACGACCTCCTGCCCTGCTCGGTCGGTGACAACTCGTTGTCCCGGTTCGATGTGGCACCTCTCCTCGGTGGGCGGGTCATACTCAACCACACCGCCGAACCCGGTGCCGATGTAGCGTTCAACCGTGGCCTTCTCGCGTAGCAGGGAGCGCCTTATCCTCATTGCATGCCCACCGCCGCATATAGCAGGCCAGCGTTACGCAGGTAGCGCCGTGCCCTTGGTGCTAGGTAGGTGGGTGCTATGCGGTTCGGGCCTGCACCGTACTGGATTTGCAACCTGCCGATGATGACGCCCTGGATAGGTCCCTCGATGTCGTGCTCCTCGTCAACCTCTAACCAGAACTCGACCTGGGCGCACGTTGCCTTGCTGGCCGCTTCGCCCGTTGCACGGCCCCGCGTAGCCTCGTCGATAAGCTCGGAGGCCCGATCCAATAGGCGTTCACTTTCGTCGGGCAGGTCGTCTTCGCTAATGCCCAGGTATGCCGCTAACTCGGCCTCCGTTGCGTATGCCATCGGCTACACCTCCCTAAATTTCTACAATCGTCAGCGAGCTAGCCACCCCTGACAAACGGATGGATCCGGTGCCGCCACCACGGCTGAGAATGCGGATTCCGAATCCTCTGGTTGTCGTCGGTACAATGACCACATTGAGGCCTCCCGCCCGAACCTGCCCGACGGAATCGCCTCGCTTAGGGAGACGGCCAGGGTATGCGAATCTCCGTCGTGTCCGTCATCGCAAACACCAATTCGTTAGTATCTCCGTCGAAAGTGATGTCCGCAACGCCTCTGCCATCTGCTCCATCAGATCCGTCAGGCCCTTGTGCCCCTTGTGGGCCTTCCGGGCCTTGCGGGCCTTGTGGCCCCTGTGGCCCAACGAGATTCATAAGCAGGCTCCATGACCCGCCCTCTCGTTTAAACAGGTCGCCGCTCGACGTGTTCAGGAATACATCTCCGTCGTCGCCGATGTCTGGCGTCGGGTCACTCGTGCCACTCAAAAACTCCATGCCGTCACCTCCGGCACCGCCTCCCGCAATAGGCAACGGATTGTCTGGCGATACGTACACCGGGTTTCCGTTTGCATCCAAAAACTTCAACATGCCGTTGCGGCTCACGAGGCATCTCCACCTTTGCCCGTTGCCTTCGATGCGCCGCGCTTTTTGTCGTTGCGCTTCGGTTGCTTCGTGATTGCCCCGGTCTGTCGGGGATGCGCCTCTGCCGCCCTACGTGCCGCAAGCCGACGCCTGCGATTAAATCCTGTGAGGCTCATGTAACCACCTCTCATCAAAATGGGCAGGAGGGCCGAAGCCCCCCTGTCCTTATCCCTCTACTCCGCCGGCCTCGCGATCAGCCACCTTGTGTTTAAATGCAACGACGCGAATCGCCTTGGGCTCGTACACACGTTCCCAGTTGTCTCCATCTGCGAGCTCGGAGTTCGTCGGGAAGTCGCCCGAAACGCTCCCCTCGGTCCACCGGATACCCCGCGGGTGCAGGATGAAGACTCGGCGGTTGATCAGGATGTCGTCGCCTGCCAACGAGTCGCGGTCAACCTCCGTGGTAGGTGTTGCCCCCAGACCATCACCGTTGCCGAAACCGATCGCACCGGGACCGAACAGGTAGGTGGTCGTTTCGCTGGAGGCGGTGTCGAACGGGATGCCGTCATCGACCACCACGCGCTTGCCCATGTACATCGGCACACGGTCGCTTTCCCCGGCCTCCTGCACGTACTCAATGAGTTGTTGCTTTGCGAGATACGCCTCGGTCGCGGAGTGCATGAGGACACCTGTCAACTGCCCCTTGGCGTCACCGAGCAACTGCGTCGCGTCGATAAACGTGTTGCCGTTAATCGTTGCCGCGTCGCCCGTCTCGCCCGTGATGTCAAGGAGGTTGTCTGCCATTGTGCTGGAGGCAAACACACCCTCAAGTTCGGCAAGCAGGGCGCGCTGAAACTCACGTGCCCAGTACGCCGCCACTAGATCACCGATGGCGCGCATCGGGTCATCTCCTGCGAGCAGGTGTGCCAGGTCGTTGACTGCCCATGCGTCACCGCGTGCGTGCAACCGAGCCACATCTTTGCTAGACGTGATTTTCTTGGTGTCAAGCGGGATCGAATCACTCAACACCTGCGCCTCGCCCACGAGGTCGTTCCAGTAGGGCATGTGGATCAGCTTGCCGCCGGAATTCGCCAGTGCGTCAAAATCCGACGTATTCTCCACAATCCCGGAGGAAAACAGGGCCGAAAGCTCCATCGACCGCTGGATAACATACGGATCGAATACCTCTGGAATGATTACATCTGCAATACGAGTTACTGCCATCTTCTAATCGCTCCTGTCATTTCCGAGCGGTCGCCTGCAAACGCTTCGCCCGTTCGGGGTCAGCCCGCATGATGCGCCCCTGCTCGGTGAGATTGAAGTGCTCTTTGCCCCACGGGTTGCGCTCGTCTTGGCCGCCACCGTGGAACTCACTGCCGCTGCGACCTGGGTTGGTCGTGCCCTTTAGCTCAGGCAGATCATTCAGCACTACATCGAGTGCCGCTTTGATTGCCGCCGCGTCGGGATTGCCGTCATCGTCCATGTCCACGTCAGACAGGTCGGCGAGTCGCAGGGCGTACTCTACGCGCTCTGGCTTAACGCCCAACGCAACGGCCTGTACTTTCGCTTCTGCGCTAATGAGGCGCTGATTCGCCGTGTTATGCGCCTCCTGTGCTCTGGCTTCGGCCTCTTCTTTCTCGGCCTTCAGGCGCTCCTCGACGCTCATCTGCGCCTTTTTGCGCTCCTCTTCCATCTGCGTTTCCCACTGCTTGCGCTCTCTGGCGAGTCGTTGTTGCAGGATGCGGTCGATGTCCGCTTGCGTAAACGCCTTGCCGTTGTCTTGTGTACCGTCGCCACCGTCGCCCCCGGTGTCGGGTTCTTGCGTGCCGCCTGTGTTATCCCCGGCGTCGGGCTCGCCGCCATCGGCGAAAAGTTGCAGATTGATCGGAATGAGGTCAATGTCCATGCTGATTACCTCCCGCTTTTAAGACCCGTCGGCCATGTCCGCGCAGCTTTTAACGTCGGTCACGCGTGTTGGACATAGGGCTAATCCTCTACAGGTTCATATGTGGCCTCGAAAATGTCGGGTTTGCAGGGGTAGAACTCACCCTTGACGCCCTTGATGATGTAATCGCCGAGGCTGGCCGTCATGACGCCCTCCAGGGTCTGTATTTTGAGAACTGGGTTCCCGGCGTTGTCAAAATCGGCTGATCGGTTCCCTGTCGAAACCCAGTTGAATACGCGATCCTTGTTCTCGTCGGTGAACTGCATTGCCTCAATCACAACAGGTTTTTTGCGATACCTTATCAACACCGCACCTCCCGGACATGCAAAAACCACCCCTACGGAGTGGCTAACGTGATAAACTGGAGTTATGGGCAATCTCGTCCGCGGCCAATTCGGCAGGCCACGAAAACCGATCGAGGCGACAATGCGCCTTGACCTCGACCACTTCACCCTCACCGTGGACGGCGAAGAATGGCTCGCCTACGTGCTAAACGGCGAGCTTGTCGGTGCTGTGCCTATCGAGCCGGGCACTGCACCCGATCCGAAGCGGCTGGCGAAAGTGATCCGCATAGCCAGCGAACACCTCACCTCGCTTTCCCCACCTGCTCCCGAGCCCTAGTCCTAATCCGCCCTGTGCTGCCGATGAATCCGCGCATTTCTGCCTGCCACTCTGCGACCTTGGCCCTCGCAAATCTCTTGTCGTCGTCCGTTATGGCGGCAACCTCACGCAATTTCCACTTGCGGATCTTGCGCTCTATCTGCCGTTGTCTTTGCCTGTCTTCGTAGCGTTCTGGCGATGCCGTACGGCTCATAGGACGCGTTAAGCCGGGGATGAATGCCCCGAGTCGGTGAGTGCAGTTCGGATGGAACAAGCCTGCCGCCCTAGCCTCATCAACGGCCGGATGCCCCGGCGTTTGGCCTGTCAGCGACAAGACCCTGCCTTCCCAGGGTCTGCACAAATCGCATTCGTCGGGCGAATCGCTCACAATCACCAGGTCTTTGCCGTTGTCCACAAGCCTGTCGATGTGCCCCTGCACTGCAGCTTGGCCTGCCCCGGTGCGTGTCGCCATCTCGCTGTATGAGGCGATGTCCCACGAACGGCCAGCCCGATCTACATAGCCGGTGATGCCGAGGTCGGCAAAGCGGTTCAACGCCCGTTGCGCGGCCTCCCTGCGTGTCATAACGCCTGTCAGCACCTGCGGAACGGATGCCTCTGCAATCACGCGCCGGTATGCGTCCTCGGCAACACGCAGGATGCGAAAATGTGCCGCGTTGAGGTTGCCGACTGTCGCCTGTGCGAGTCGTTCCACGGCCTGCCTGTTCGTCGCCGTCCACGCTGTGCGGATGGTGCCAGGGGAGTCAGCCTTGCGTAAATCTTCAACGGCACTATCCGACCCGCTCTTATAGGCCGATGTGATGATGCGTTCAACCTCGCCATCGGAGTGTCTTAACTGGCGAATCTCACGCTCTACGTCACGCCGCACATGCCGTAACTCTGCCAACTTCGCCTCGGCCCATCCCTCGCGGTCAATGCCGCGTTCGATGCGCCTCGACACCTTGGCAACGATGGTGCGCTCTGCATCGGCGTAGATGCGCCTAATGGCCTGCGCCTCACGTTCGCCGTCTGCGGGCGATATGGGCAACTACATCACCACCCATCACGGCATGCCGACCTGGAACATATCTGGCACCCGCATTCCCTCTTCGGCCAGGATGCTTTCCACCTCGGCCTCAACTTCTTCGCGTGACCAGTCCGGGTGCAACATGCGGACCCGCGTCTCAACACTGGCCGCCTTGGCCCGGGCCACCAGCTCGACGGACTCCGCCACCTCTCGCGGGTCGGGCGTGATGCTGTCCTCAAACTGCACACGCGGCCGATAGAGGGGCGTCGGCCTGCCGAACACCTCCCGGTCGATGATGAGCATTTGTTCCAGTACGTCGTTCAGGTTGCTCGACCAGAATCGTTCTTTTTTCTGTTTCGTCGTCAGACTCTTGCGCTCCCGAATCCGTAGCGCCACGCCCGATTCGGCCCTGCCCATGATCTGCAGGCCAAAAGATTGCGGGCTGTACCCCGCCGCCGCTACAATGCGTTCCAGCAGGTCAGCCGCCGTCTTGGCGTGCTCCTCCGTGCGGATGGTAAACTGTGACTCGGTGATGCCCTGTCCGTCTGTAGGTGCCATATCGAGGGGCGACCAGATCTCCTGGTCAATGTCGAACGCAAAATCGTCGCCGCTACGTTGCAGGTACTCCTCGGGCACGATGAGCCTAGCCCTGCCGAGCCGAATGTCGCGCAGCCACGATGTCCACACCTCGTCTAGCGCGTCCATCATGCCCTCGGCTCCGCTGTAGTCCGACTGGCCTATTGCCTGCCCGCGAAAGCGCCGATTCGGGCGCATGTTGGGCACGTAGCGGATCGCCAGCGTGTTTGCCATGCTAGGCGGTAGCTCGACCGAATCTTGCAACCCCTGCGTCTCGGCGTGGGAGTTGAGGTCAACACGCCTGCCCAGGGTCGTCGCATCGCCCACATACAGGCCATGCAAGATGACGCCGGGTTCGTGGCGCTCTAGGTGCCGCCAAACCACCTCGCCGTCATCCTCCACAACGCGCCATAGTGTGACCGCCTGCAGAATGCCCCAGCGAAACTCGGGCACCGCTGCATCGGCCTGCACGACACGCAGGATGGGGTAGTCGGCAACGGAGTCATCCCACACGGGGCCGATAAACACGCCGCCCATTGCCGCCGCAGTCTCTGCGCCCTCCACGAGCCGGTTAAGCAGGCCACCCTCGTCAACCAGCGCCTCTAAACGCCCTTGCGCTTCGATTGCATCCCGTTCGCCAGCATCGCCCTCGGGGATGAAGAACTTCGGCGGCTCCGAGAACAGTAGATCCGCACTCGTTGCCGCTATATCGCCCGCCACGGGGATATGTAGCATCGTGCGGCGCTCTTTTTGTATGTCGGTCGCCCAAAACCTGCCACGCGGCGTCGGTGTGTAGGCGCGGGCAGAGTACACGTCAGACAAGCGCTCGGGCGAGCCCGAATACCACGCCGCGTGCTCTTGGTACAGGTCGTACACTGGCCCCCACTCGCCGGGAGGCCATGTCATGCTAGGGTCATTCGGTAATGCCAATTATGCCGCCTCCTGTCGTACCCAACGCCGCCAGACGTTGCGGATGCTGTGTATCACGTACCGCTCTGCGTCACATGAGTGGTCGTGCTCTTTGAGGGGCTTGTCCTCGCCCCGTTGCTGTGCCTTCGGGTCCCACGAGTAGGACGTTTTTTCTTTGATTAGCCCCTTGCACGAGCGGTGAATCTTGAGCATGTCCGCGCCGAGTAGCGAGCTAACGTCACGTATGCCGTCTAACACGGCATTGTCGGCATGAGTGACCCGCCTAACGCCGTCCTGCCATAGTTGCAGGGAGAACGATGCTGCCGAAGGGTCCACGAAGATGCGCTCGGGCTGAATGTTGCCGATCCAGCGACGGAACTCTGCGCTCAACTGTGCGTCGGTCATCTGCCTGCCACGCTCTGCGCTGTCCCATCGCCACTCGTTGCACACGTACAGGCGACCGTCGATGCCCTCGCCAACGAGCACAAACGCCGTGGGGTTCGTGGTGCCGTAGTCAACGCCGACCCAGTGGCGGCGCATACGCGGCAGGATGTCCACAACGTGCCTGTCGGCGTCGAACATGTCGTATATGACGCCCTCAGCCTGCACCCACTGGCCCAAAACGTAGCGCTGATAGAACACGCCGCTGAACATGCGTCGGTATCGCTCTTTAACGGCCTCCGACAGCGTCAGGTTGTCGTCGAGGTCAAAGTGCAGGCGAAGAATCTTTTTATCGTCCGCCTGGTCGATGTAATCCGTTTTGAGGTAGTGAAACGGCCCTTCCGGGTTGCAGTTGAGCCACACTTTCGACCGCTCGACCGAGCAACGTCCGATCATCTGCTCAACGAACGATTCGGGGAACAGTGCCGCTTCGTCGGCGTATGCCCCGGCGGCCGTGAGGCCCTGCAGCACGTCCTGCGACGCCTCGTTGCTGGCCCCGAAGCAGTAATACGTGTTGGAGCCAATCTGGATGTAGTGCTCCGAGCGGTGGTATCGGTACTCAATTCCCTTAGCCGTCAGGATCTGGAACATGGGGCGAAGCACGTTGCGTTTGAGTGCACCCATCGAGCGCCCCGCCAGGATGAAGCTCTCACCCTCGAACGTCGCCATTGACCACGTGATGAATCCGTCGATCATGGCAATCGTTTTGCCGCTACGGATCGAACCGTCGGCAATAATCATGTCATGGTCCCGGTATGGACTCGGCTCCAACCACCACGTGAGCACCTGTTTTTGTTTGCGGCTGAACGGCTGGAAGCGAAACGCCGCAGGCCCTCTCATGTATCGTCGCTCCAGACATCCTCTGCGGAGTCCTTGAGCGCATCCAGATACGGGCTAACGTCAACACGTCCGGTGGAGTCGCCGTCCTCTAGCCTGCGTTTGTCGATGGCGATGCCTAGCGACGTTGACAGGTCACGAATGGCCCTTGCCGCCTGCACCGCATCATCTGGCAGGCTGTCGATGCGCTGTTCGATGCGCTCAAAAAACTTGTTAATTAGCTCCACACGTTGCGCCGCCGCATACCGCGACCGCGCCCTAGTCGCCGCCTCGGTACTCGTCGTGTCGGCAGTCATACCCGCCTCGCGGGCGATCTTGGCGACTGTCTCACGTGCCCTGCGAAACTCCTTGGCGACAGCATAGCGCGACTTGCCGCCACGTAGGGCCTCCAGGATCTGTTGCCGCTCTGCGTCGCCTATCGGTGTGCCCTTGCTCGGTCGTGCCATGCTGTCACCTCGTTTGCGTTGTTATGGCGCGCGAACAGGCCCCAACGCACCACGCCGCCAGGACTAAGCCTGGGGCTTAACGGTTTGCCAGGGCCTCCGGCCGTTCGTAGAGTATGGGGCGCGCATTGCCGGGAAAATTATAAGCATATGTGCAAGGCGAAGCGCCGCCCTGCGGGTACAGAGCGGCGCATCATCAAGGAGGTCTGCGCGAGGCAGGAGTGCAGCCGGATTGGTGTATACGGACGGCCCCGGAATCTCCAGACCATCCGCTGATACCATGCTAACACGCTATAACGGCGTAAAACTGCCAGATTCCTGCCTGATCTCTGCCAAGATGCCTATATGAGCGTCATCCTCATGGCGAACTTGCGTACAACCTCGTAGCGCATGCGGTAAAATTGCCGCTCACTCATGTTTAGCTCATGGGCCAGCCCTGCATTTGTGATGTCCCGGTCGAAGTACCGCCGCTTTACCATGCGCCGTTCCTCCTCGTTGAGCACCCTCATCGTCGAGTCAATAGCCTCCACGTAGAACCTAGCCCTTTCGGCACTGCGTTCCAGCGCCAGGAGGCGAACCGCCGATGCGTGGGTCGGGTCAGACGGCGGCCCGCCCTCACGCCGACCATCCCCATCCGGTGCCTGCCTCCCTTGGGCAAGCACATCGCCACGGCGACGTAGGTACTCCATCACGGTTTCGCGGTTGATCGGGTAGTCGTACAGCTCCTTCTCCACGAATTCAAGCACGTGATCCGGTACCTTGTCAGTCATCTGCTCGATCATCGCCATCGCCTCCAAACAAAGCCCTCCCCTAGTTGCTACCTCATGCCATGATCCAGATAACCAATCCCGCGCCCATAAGTACCCCGGCTGCAATGCCGACCATGAGCGTCGAGAGGTGATCCCAGCCCGTTTTATTCACCCCGCCACCTCCTCTGGTTGTTACCTCATGCCAATCAACGCAAACACTATCCACAGTGCCACAGCGGCATATACGATGGCATCCCTCCATGCGTGCCGCCACGCTCTGTGCTCGGTCTTCCGGATCAGCCACCGATCAACGGAGCGTAGCCCCTTCAGGGCCAGAATTGCCGCCAACACGCTCCCCGTCACGTACATCACCCCGCCACCCCCTCATCGGTGCTTGCCAACTCACTAAGCCACGCCCGCATCTGCATATCCATTGCCGCCGCCCGCCCAAGCAGGCCACCTACAGTGCCGCAACGCCTCTCGTACTCCCGTCCAAGCAGGCGGGCCGCATCTGTGAACCTGTCCCTGGCAATCAGCCGCCTGGCCCGCCACCGCACAAAGCGCAACCGCGCATCCGACCATGCACGCCTCACCCCGCCACCTCCTCTGCGGCCTCTACACCCTCTCGCCACATAAAGACGCCGCAATACGGGCAGTACATAAACGGGTGTGCGTTACCCTCAGCAACGTAAAATGTCGGGCAGTTGCCGGAGTGTCCCGCCGACTCAAGTCGAATTGCGCCGCTGGATCCGGTGCGCCTCGTCGGCCCCCTGCTAGCCCGCAACTCATTAGCCGCCGCCTTGCCGAAAAAATACGCACCGATGACAAGCAGCACATGATACAACGCCCATCCTAGACTCACCCCGCCACCTCCTCTGCTACACGCTCTAGCGCCCTCAACAACGTGCCGCCCTCTGCGGCCATGATAGCGCCCGCCGCATCTGCCATGTGCTCTTGCTGCCACTTGTAGCGGGGCCAATCTGCCCATTCGAAGTGCCGCCGCACCGCCGCCTGCACATCGGCCTTAGATGCATTCCTGCGCCCCGTAGCCGCCCGCTTAACGTCGTCTGGCGTCACCCACTCGGCAGGTAGGCGTGATAGTTCCAGCACCGTCACGACAATTCCCGTCGCCATGCCCATACTCCGGTTCGCCCTTGCGCCCTGCGCCCCGCCAGTCGGTAGCTCGACAATGGCCCCGGCAGGCCTCCACTCGTCGATTGCGTCATGCAAAAATCGGGCAAGCTCTTGCGAGCGTTCCGCATCGTCGTCGGCTACACGTATGCCGCGTTTCTTGGCAGTGCGCTCGGTACGGCAGGTGTCGTAGTGGATGACCCGCCCGTCTTGCGCCACGACGAGGCCCATAGCGGCAAACCCTGCGTCGATGCCTAATACCCTCACCCCGACTCCCCCTTACGCCGAAATATCCACCTGTCCACGTAGTAAAACAACGCCCCGCCAATCAGGTTCGCCATCGCCGTCTTCGCCACCGACCCCCAGGGCAGGAGTGCCACGCAAAGGGCTAGTATCGGTGTGGACAGTTGCCAGCGGAGCAGGTAGAGGCCGAAGCTAGTCACGCCCAACACCTCGCATCTGCACATACGGTTCCATCACACCATGACCGCAACATGCCGCCGTAGCGCCCGGTATTTGCCCCAGGCAAGCATCGTATCCCTCCGGCGTCGGACCCTCGTCGCACTTCGAACAAGCACGGTCGTCAGTTGCTGGCTCATTGGTGTCGGCGTAACGCCATTGTTTGCCGTCGTAGTAGATCAAGTGGCCCCGCATGTAGGTCGTGATCACGTCCCATCACCCCGCAGGTGGTCCAGGGCCCGCCCGAGGGGGCAATCGTCCTCATGAGCCCCGCTATCCTCGGTCGCCCCGCACGATGGGCAAACAAAATCTTCAAATTTGTTCCTACCACTCCATTCGACACGCTCCAACGTCTCGGACATCAGTTTGTAGCCCTCGATGAGCCTTAGTTCCTCTGTCTTCGAATGCTCGGCACCTTTTGTCATCGTGATAGCCGTCCGGGTGCGGTATTCCAAGCCATCCACCCACTCACGCCAACTCATCGCCATCCCCCTCCAGCGCCATCATCGCATCACGCAGTGCCTGCACGTGCCGCAGCCTCGCCGGTATACTGCGTCCCCCTAGGTCGCGGAGCACGTCCCTAGCGGCGGCGGCAGCGGCTTCGTGCTTGGTCAAGCGCTCCCGCAATGCTACATATTGAGCGTTCGTCACGTTTCGTCCCTCGGGGCCGTGGTCGGCGAGTAGGGCCTCCAGCTCGGCTATGCGCCTGTTGGCAACTGCCAGTTCTACCGCCGCCCTGCCAGGCTCATGTTGCAGGGTCTGCACCATCTCTGCCGCTCGCCGTGCGGCCTCCAGGTCCAGTTGCGACGTTATGCGGGCCTGGGCTTCGTTTAGCGCACTCAGTGCCTCGCGTTGGCGCTTGATCTTGCCTTCAAGCTCGGTTGTTCGCTTATTGGCCCCATCCCTCTCACCGCGGATCAGCGCATTCGCCTTCATGACCCGCGCCATATCGGTTCCCGGCTCCGGCATTGGCACCATCAATGCTCCTGCGGCTTCGGCAAGGTCATTTTCGTGCTCTGCCACGCGCTCCACCAGGCCCTGCACCAACACCACTACCGGTACCGCATCATCGTTGTGCCGCCCTAGCACGTGGCGCAGTTGCGATGTAAGCTCACTCATTGGCTTCGGCCTCCAGTGTCGCTATGCGGACGTAAGCGCTGCTCAGCATCCTCTTGTGCTCTTCGTTTTCGGCGTGTTTGACGGCGTACTCCCTCCTCAACAAGGCGACTTCCTCCCTGGCCTTAGCGAGTTGCCTTCGGAGGCACATCTCCTCGGTATGCGGACCCAGGTACTCCGTGCCGTATGGATCATGACGCAGTGTGTCAGCCCCGCATGAGGGGCACATCCGGTCGTTAGGGCCGATCATTTGCATCATCGCCCGCCTCCTCGTTCGCCTCGTCAATCCGGCAGTCCAGGCACACGTCCCCTTCGCCTACTCGCCAGTCCGTATCGCTGTGTACTGCCGCCCGTGCATCGTCCTCGCTGATCCACACGCCATCACCGTGCCGCTGTCCGCACCGGTCGCACACGACGAAATACCACAGCTCCGACTTAATCGCCATCGTCGCCAGCCTCCTCGCACCCACACCTTGCAGGTGTTTCGCCGCACTCATCGCACACCTTGTAACGCACCTGCTCGCTCCACCAAATTCTTTCGCCCCCCTGCTCATCGCTGCACAGCCTGTCGGGCAAAAGCTTGTCCGTATCCCGCACCGACCCGATGAGCAACTGCACCGACAAACGCAGTGACCTCACACTGCTGGCGCACTCTGGCTCTGCCGCCATACGTTCTGCCGCTAGGTCGATGATGTTGATTGCATCCAGCAACTCCTCCATCACGTCAACCAGGCCATACCTCTGCATATGTGCATCGCCGTATTGCGCCCGCCCTGCGTCCATGCGGGCCTTGCGCCATTCCTCGATCTGCTCCGGTGTTAGCTCGTTTAGCCGCATCACGCACCCTCCCCCGTTGACCCGAATCCCCCGGACCCGCGCTCCGTGGCCGGTAGCTCGTCCACAACCTGCACCTGCACACGTGCTATCGGTTGCACGATGAGTTGCGCTACACGTGTGCCCTTTTCGATGATCGTGTACTTTTCAAGCCCCTCGTACATAAGCGGCAACATAATCTCGCCGCGGTAGTCGCTGTCTATGACGCCGACCTTGTTAGCCAGCACTACACGCGCCTGGCTCGCCACACTCGATCGGCTGTAAACCAATCCAACGTAGCCCTCGGGTATAGCCACCCGCACACCAGTGCCGACCATCGTCACCTCGCCGGGCCGCACAATGACCGCTTCCTTGACAGCCAAATCCAGGCCCGCACTGCCCGCCGTCTTGTACTCCGGCACCAACTCGGGCCACTCAACGACTGCCTGCAACGCCAGCCCATCCGGGGGCCTGTCCACTCGCCCCGTCCCATCACAAGCGAGGCATGGCGTGACGTACCCCAGACTCCCTGTCCCGTAGCACGAGACGCAACGAATCGTCACACGTTCACTCACGCCCCCACACACCCCTCTTTGCTCACGCTGCAAAATCGCCCCTTGCTGTTCGGCGATCTCCTGTTCAGCCGCCTCCTCACAGTCCCTGCATATCCTGGCTGACGACACCACACCGCACCGCACGCATACCCTCACGCCCCCGTTGCACATAGGACAAGCCTGCGGCCCACCCCACTGAGCAACCACCCCCACGCCTTGACAACGCATGCACGTATTACTCACGCCCCCACGCCCCTCTCCGTGTCCCGACGCCAATAATACGCCTCTGCCCTTTCGACCGCCGCATACATCTCCTCGCACACGTCGCAGGGTCCGAGCACCTCATCCTCATCGCGCATGGGAGCCTCTCTCATTGCCTGATCGCAGTCCCCGCATGACCCCATCCTCGCCTCGTCGTACACTGGCTTCAAGACCGCCAGCTCCTGCCGCAGTTTCTCAATCTCGTCGAGTAGCGCCAGCACTGTCGGTGGGTCGAATGCGGCCACGTGCTCACCGTTTGCAATCGTCTGCTCCTCGGTGCGTAGCTCTGTAGGCCAAAGCAGCGCGCATACCGGCTCCAGCGTGTTCATCTCGTCGACCTGTGCCTTGATGGGGTTCAATCCCCACGGGCCCCGCGTCGCCGCCTCTGCAATCCTCCGCAAATCTGCCAGCCTCTCTGGACTCACGCCCCCACGCCCCTCTCATCCCGCTGCCAAATGTCCCGGTAATGCTCCACTTGCCCCGTCTGTATGTCCACCCGCAGAATCCTCGCCGTGGGCCTGTCCTCCCGCTCCACATCGCGCCGCGGCTTGACTGCATACGCGGAGTACCTGTTGGGTTTGGCACTCCATACCCTCACGCCGACCGCCTCAGCCTCGCTCCACTCTGCCACCGCCTCTGCAATCAGGTGCCGCACGTCGTCTGTCATGATGCATCTGCCTCCTTGACCAATGCTCGGATCGACACCGGAAACTCCGGTTCAATCAGCCTATAGACCGCCCTGGCGTACTGCTGTATCTCCCATTGCGAGTCGTCCGCTAACCGCTGGGCCAGGAAGTGGGTCACCGACTGCAGGGAGGCCGTCCAGCGCCACGCCGTATACATGGCGTATGCTGGTACGCACAGCCGCGCCTGCTCCGGTGCGATGCCCTCTGCCATTAGCGCTTCGTAACTCTCCACGCCTGCGACAATCATGCGCCGCAGTATCGCCGTCGCCTCGCTGTTGAGTTCGTCGTCCTCAATGGCACCATCACTGCCCTGCTTACGACTCTCCGGTGCATTGCGCCAGCGTTCTGGCACGTAGAGCTCGGGTTCCATCGTCACATAGCGCCTGCTGGCCTCGTTCCACGACTCCATCGTGTGATCTGACCCGACCACGTATTTCCACCACTGCCTAGCGACCATGAGAGGCGCTTTGGCCTCAAACGTCGCCATTGCGTGACGAAAAGGTGATGTGTGCCCCTCGCGGGCTAGGAACCGGATCAGCCGCTCGTCCTGCTCGTCGAATTCAGCCGACTCCTTGGCGAACGAAACCCTTGCCGCATTGACCACGCTTAGGTCGCTCCCCATCACGTCAACCAGCCGCACATAGCCATGATCCAGCACGTCGATATGTCTCGTCATCCTGCGCTCCCCCTCCGTCTGTAAACGCCCAACCCCACACGCTCGATGAGGCCGTCGGCGATCGCTCTGCCCAGGTGATGCCTGACCGTAGCGTGGGCCACCCTCAACACCCGCGCCGCCGCACGCTGGCTGACGCCCTCGTCCACCACCAGGCCCATAACCCGGCGGCGCATCTCTGGCACCGGCTCGCCCCACATCGGGTGCAACTCCCATTCGCCGCAAGCGGGGTCGTCGGGATGAACGACGCCAAATAGAACCGTGCAATAGCTGGTCAGGTTGCGACGGTGCTTGCATGTACGGCAATGCTGATCGGAGTCGCCCCTGTTTTTGCCAATCCGAACGTCTGTGGCGTCAAGTGCTTCCCCTTTACACCGCATCATGCTGAATCACCTAGCCTTCGCTTTCGGTAGTCGTCAGCCTTGACAAGTACACCGTCACACATCTCAATGATTCTGGAAACCGTTCGCTTGCCCAAGCGACTTTCAAGCTCCTCTGGCGACAAGTTGCTTGTGAAGATTGTCGGAAGCATACGTGTGTACCGCCCATCGACACCCAAGAATATCTGCTCACGAACCCACTCCGAAGGATTCTCTGATCCGATGTCATCCACGACAAGCAAGCCCCTGTGCAAGAACTCTCTCGCCACCTCATCCGTTGTTGGAGAGTCGTCATACTTGCGGTTGAACGATGACCTGATGCGATCCAGCCAACGCGGGACCATGAGGAACTTTCCGACATGCCCCTGCTCAATGATGTGGCGTAATACGCTGATAGAAAGGTGCGTCTTTCCGGAACCCACGTCGCCCAAGAAGTACAGCCCCTTGGTTGTTTCGTGGTCGAAGTCTTCCGCGTATCGCCTGGAGGACTCAAACGCCTGCTCTGTGCCTCTCACCCGCTCGAACCCACCGAAGCGGCAACCCCTAAACCTTTTGGGCACTCCCGAGTTGTCCCACTGCGCTTCCACCGACTCCAGGCGGCGCTTATGCTCCGCATGGTGACAGGACTCCCGGCTAATAAAAACGGCTCCCATTGAGTTCCATAGGCCGTATTCGTCTTTGACCACAGGGCGCTCTCCAGAGGAAAACTTGCAGTGTTCAAGCCCTGGGCAACTAGGGCATACCTCTTTTGCCAACATCGCCTTTTCCAGCCCATCGAACTCTTCTGCAAGGTGCTCTTCCAGCGTGTCTTCGGGTGCCTGGGTTTCGCCCAACTCGCGAAGCACGGGTTCAAAGTGATTAGCTAAAGAACCCGCTGTAGCGACTGCCCGGATGATAGCCTCCTGCTTCTCTCGCTTCCGCCTTGCTATGAGTTCCTGGAAACTCTCCTTTTGCACGTTTTACAGCCTCCTTGCGAACCTCCCACGGCCCTTCGGACGTAGCCGCTATGTCGCGAATTGTTTCGGCAATCTGCTCATACGTGGCGCCGGCGTTCAGCGCCGCATTCATTTCTCTGTAGCGAGCTGATGTGAACCTTGTGAAGTTATTGCTGTCTGGCGGGTCGAGCATGTTGTACATGCGAACAAGCGCCTCCACCGAATCGGATTCGCTGTCAAGTTCAGAGAGTGCGGAAAGGGCAGATGAGAGGTCGGGTGTCGCGGGTTGGCCGTTCTGTTTCTCTTTGTCTTTAACTTTGTATTTAGCTTTGTCTTTAGGTACCGTAGCTCTGTGTGAGCTACCCCCTAGCTCCCCCTGAGCTACCCCTAGCTCTGTGTGAGCTACCCCCTCGCTCTGTGTGAGCTGGGCAAACTCCTGTTCTGGCGGCTCTGCCTGAGCTACCCCCAGCTCTGTGTGAGCTAGGTCAGCATCCAAAATGAGCGTGTATTTGCTTCGCTGTCCGATCGATCCGTCAACCCTCAGAAACCCTATTTCTTGCATCCGGTTGAGTGATCGCTTTACGGTTGCAACACTGACCCCAGTTTCCTTCGCAATGGTCCCTTGGAAGACACTTGCTTTACCCCAAATGGCACCGCGCCGAATCAGATACACGGCGATTAATTTGTCGTGTTTGTCCAGGTCGTCCCGGTCAAACACCGAGATCATGCCGTTTAGAAACTCTGATTTAGGGGCACCTGACACGCCTAACCCTCCGCTGTACCTATTGGCAACAATGTCATTCCTGCTTCATCCGGTGCGCGTGTACCCTTCTTCGAATTGCACCCCTTGCACGAAACCACAAGGTTTTGGAGATCGGTTTTTCCGCCCTTTGATTCAGGTAAAACGTGGTCCAGATTTGGTCTGTTGACGGTTACAGCGCAATACCTGCACCTGAAACCATCCCTTTCGACCACTTGCCTGCGAAGACGATCCGGGACCTTTGCCTTTCGGTACAGATCGGCGTCCCTGCGTTCCGATCTCCTCCGACTGTTCATGCCATCGACTATGTCCCAAAAGTAATCGCCCTCTATTTCAAAACCAGCCCGAGCCAAGCAGTGAGCACAAAGCATGGCACCGCCCGCCCATATTGCAAGCGATGCAGATTCGACTTCACACTCGGCGCAGCGTAACTCACCCAAAGCCCCACTACCTCCCGAATAAATCATCCCAACCCCGCATACCCTAACCTGGGCCAGTCTGCCCACGTCGCCGTTGGCGAAAAAACTAGCCCTCAGGAACCGGTCTGACATCCCAAATGTCCACGTCCTCGTCGTCAATGGTGCCCGTTCGAAAGGCTTCAAGCGCCGCTTCGGCTATCAGATCGGTCATGTCGGCTATCCTAGCGGCCTCTTCTGCATTTTCTGCTTCGACCTCAACCTCGACCCTAGCCCTCCACGTCATCACACCGTCAACCACATACCTTTTCATGCCCCGTCCCCCCCTCATCCCAGCCACTCCCTCACCTGCCGCTCGTTGCACCGGCACTCTATCGCCTCAATGTCCCGCCGCAACGCCTCCAGCTCACACACCGCATTGACGATGCGCTCCCGCTCGGCTATCAGCGCCGCAGTAGCCACACCGATCAGTGCCGCCACGATAAGCCCGCCTGTTATCAGCACACCCCATGCCCCCTACAAAAGCTCCCCCTGCGTGTCCACACCTGCTACCTTGCTGCGGCCCCGTGGCCCCGGCTCGATCCCGCCCGGCCTCGACACATCGCCTGGACAGTGCTCCACGCCGTCACGTACCATCACGCCATGTAGCCGGCACCCGATGCACACGTCACCTAGCGGCCTGGGCCTGCGTACGATGACCGTGCCAGCGAGCACCCGCTCCTCGTGCCACGTCTCGCCGCAGGGTGCTGTCAGGATTGCCCTAAGCGCCACTGCGTAGCACATCCCTGGCGGCTATCCGTGCATCTACGCCCGATAGGTAGCGCCTGCCGGTAGATCGCTGTGGCTCAAGCCTCTGCGTTGTCCTGTGTGCCTCTCGCCTGCCTACACGATGTCCGTTGCGTCTGCGCCTTTTGTCTGCCAATCTGATCGCCTCCCGGTTATGTAGCCCGGTGCAGGAGCGCCATCCCGCACCGGGCGCACGCTACATATAGGCCCCTGCCAGCCGTCACTACACGCGGCTGGGCTTTGCGACGGTACGTTGGCGACGGTACGTTAGCAACGTGGATGGGTGTCATCCCTGCCCCTGGATTTGTTACCCCATGTCCAGTAGAGTAACGGGGCTGGTGGCGGCTGTCCGAGTTGCACGGACTCTGTGCTGACCACTGCCGCCATGTGCGGGCCTCCGGTGCCCGCTGGATTGTCCACTGTTGTTTGGGTGGCCGTTACTGCCCGCCGGAGCCGGGCGTTGGTGGCGGCGTTGTTTACGACAGGTGGCCGCCAGTCTGCCGTTACAGGGGCTAGGCCGATGCCTGCCCCTGCGCCTGCAACATCTCGCATATCGTGTCGTACTGCTCACGTGTGAGCGCCGCCGTGCTCTCCTGCCCGCTGACGCTTTGGACGAGTGACCGTACGCCGTCTGCATCGACCCCTGCACCGTTAGCGATAGCGAACAACCGCCGCCGTTGCGCCGTGCTCATTTGCCACGCCCCGTCTTGCTGTTGCGATTGGCCGTTACCATTGTGCTGTGCCTGCGGCTTAGGCGGCTCTTGCGGTCGAGGTTGTGTTGATGCAGGCGATTCCTTGGTCTCCGGCGCTGGCGGCTCTCCGTCGGATAGCCATGCAGCAATTTTCTCACCAAGTTCCCGCGTCGGCTTGGTGACGACCTCGCCCGCCAATGCGTCGAAGCGCGTTTTGCTGACGATAAGCCGATGTTCCCAATCCATATCGGCGACGATGTCGAATTCATACTCCAGACCATCCCGCTGAACAGGTGCCGTGCCGATCTTGCGAGGTTCGTTCACTGTGCGCCCATTACGCGTCACTTGCTCGATGACGTACTCTGTTTTGGCTCGCATGGTAACGATGATGTGGGTTTTGCAGCGGATGAGAGCATCCACCAGCTCATTATGCATTGGCGTGACCTCTCGCCATGCTGCGAACGTGTTACCGCTACGACTCCGAGCTGCGGCCTTATCTACCTGCTCCAGTGCGCCGCCCTTGCCCATCCAGGCGTGAGAGAGTGAGTCAACGATAATTACGTCGTACCCCGCGTCCTCAGCGGCTTTGATTGCGGCGACATACGTTGCCGGTGCGAACGTGTCGAGCTGTAGCGTGTCGAACGTGAATCGATCCGCATAGAGACTAGCGCTACGGTTCTCGGTGTCGATCAAGGTGATTCGGCCACCGAGGCCTTCGGCGATCGTAAGAGCCGTGTACGTCTTGCCTGCGCCGCTAGGTCCGACGAGGCCTATCCGGGCCTTGCGTTGTGCCTTGCTTGCTCGCTGGAATACGAATGCCATCTACTCCACCACCTTCACGCTAAACCGCTCGCCTGCCGGAAGCTCCACCAATACGCCGGGTATGATCTCGCCCGTCTCCGTGTCCACAACCTCAGCACCTGGATGCTCGGCTACAGGCCTAATACGGCCACGAATGGCGCTCCAGTCGGGCTCCTCTTTGACACGTACCTCGCCGATCTCCCGAGCATATTGCAGTAGCTTACTGTCATCCCGCTTGTATTTCGGCTGTGTAGTGCGTGTGGTGATCTCGCCCGACGGCAGCTTGTACACCTTGCGTCGTCCGAGTGCCCCGGTAGCCCGTAGCGTCTCGTAGTAGGCATAGAGCAAGCTTTCCATGTAGTCGACGGTGCCCTGGTCTCGCTTGTCTTCGGCTTCCCGCCATGCGTTGAGTCGGTCGATCTCCCGGGCGACAAATTCCTCCCGTGCAGCCATGCGTCGCTGTGCTTCGGATACCTTGCGAAGCGCCCACTCGGCCTTGTTGTCGGAGTCGATTTCGAAAGGCTTGTTTTCTTCCTGGTCCTCGATCTGAGCGTCCAGGTAATCGAGGTAATCGGTGTGTACCGTGTCCAGTTGCAATGTCATCCTCAAATCCCCCTTGTGGGGCTCCTCCCGATTTGCTATGATGGAGGAGCCAGTCTGGTCTGTCAGACATGCCCTGAGCGGATTTCCCGCTCTCTACGCCGTTGCGGTCGCACCCGCTGCGGCGTTTGCTCTTTCGTAGCGCCGAATCGTCTTGATCGAAACGTCCCGCAATTGCTCGTCGATGGCGTCGACGACTGCGTATCGCACCAGTTGGAGCATGATCTCCTGTCCCTCGGTGCCGAAGATGCTCTCCAGACATGCACCTTCCGGTAGCCCGTATGCTCTCTCGATCGCCTCACACAACGTGTCCTCGCTAACCGTCACCTGCAACCCGCCGTCCCGAACCCGTGCCTCCATTCCCTTGCCTGACAACCTGATCCGCATATCAGCAAACCTCCTCGTATAGTAGATCATCCACAGCCCGTTCTGCCGCCAACTCCGGCGTGATGTGGCAGTCGATGACATCCTGCAGTGCCTTCTCCGTCAACTCGTCACGCAACCGCGACCGCTCTAGCCCGTCCAGGTCCATGCCGACCAGCTCACTGCCCACCTCATCACGACACACCTCGTAGAGCAGATCCATGCCGATGCCGCGCGCCACAATCTGGTTATCAATCAGGCTCCACACGCCGTCGATGCGTACCGCTACAGTGACAACCAGTGACGGATAGCCGCCGTGGGTAGTGCCGTACACGTGCACCCGGTAAAGCTCTGCGCCGTGGAGCGTGTCCACGCACAGCCGAACGATGTCGCCGTAATCGGCAATGCGGCGGGCCTCCTCCCAAAGCACCTGATCCTGATTGAGCTGGAGCCTGTGGTGCCTGTCCATGCGCTTTGCCAGCGTCACTGCGTCGACCTGGCCGACGAACCGTGCGTTCCGTGCTGGTGTGTAGATAATCCGTGGTGCTGCCGCCTGCCTCACGCTAACCGCCTCCTATGCTGGTTGTTTTGTTCCAAGAGAGGCTATATAGCCCTCCATGACCTCAAACTGACACTCTCCCGACCTGCGAGCAGCCGCTACCCTGCGGGCCATTTCAATGCCGTGCTGAACCAGGTGTGGATGCCTCCTATCCCCCTCATTAAGCAAATCCCTAATGGCAAGCTCAGCCTCTCTTGCCTCCTTGTAACCTCTAATGAGGTAGGCATCTGCACCCTCTCCTGAATCGATGGCGTGTAGATGCTGCCCAAGTTTCTCTGCCCACTCCATCAATTCACGGGCCTGTTGGGCACTGTTGACGGCATTGCTTGTCCAGTTCCCCGAAGCTTCTTCGACCTCGCATTCGGCACCATCTGATGCCGAATGGGCCTCTGGCCTAAGCAGGAATTCCCCGTCGCCAAAGCTGACTCTCAGCCCGCCGAACTCCTTAGCACACCGCAGCGCCCTCTCGAACGGGATGCTGTGGTGACCATTTTCATACCGGTACACCTGGAGCCGGCCCACGCCCAGCAATTCACCAAGGCCCTCTTGGGTGAGCCCCGCCTCGTGTCGGCGTTTCGAGAGGTCAACTGCATAAACTACGTCTTGCCTGCAATGTTTCATGTTTTTTTCGGCCACGTTGTCACCTCCAACCAAAGCTATTGTAACATGCTATGTAACATATGTCAACACCATGTTGCATCCAATGCTACTTATATTAGCGGGGTTGTAACGCACTCCTCCCCGTACGCTACAAATTGGCGGCGACACTGTAACATTGTGCGAGTATTGTGCATGTAGCATTTTTGGCTTACATTGTTACAGGGAGGTAGGGAGGTGGTCTTACTATGGATATAGGGCTATTTGCAAAGAGGATGGCCGAGCTTAGGCGGTGCTCTGGTCTGAATCAAACGGATTTTGCGGAGAGGGTTGGTGTCACGAGAATACAGGTTTCCAGGTGGGAGACAGGTGCTTCGGGTATAGATGAAGGGAGGCTAAAGCGCATCTTGGAGGAGTTCGGTGTCAGTGAAGAGCAGTTTTGGGACCCGGATCGCCCCCTCGCGGTTGGGAGTGGTACCATTGAGGTTCGCGAGGGTGGGCAGGCGACCCGGTGCCCAAACTGCGGGGCCAAAGGTTTCGATGAGGGTGTGCGCTATTGCTTCATGTGCGCCTTCCCTCTATATAACTTCTGCACCACTTCGGCTCGGCACCCCAATCCCCCCGAGGCGATATACTGCGGGCTGTGTGGCGAAAGGACATTCTGGAGCCTCGATCCTGGCGAGCTAGAGTCGTTGGAGATTCCACCGGACGGGCACAGTATCCACAAAACCTAGGGCGAATGTGATATACGCTAGGATAATCGCAGGCGTTACAAATGGCTACATAACGTTCAACCAGCACTACAAGACCGCCCCCTTCTGGCCCTTTCCTTGTTCGCCCGAACGGGCGTTTGTTGTCCTTTGGTCTACACGTTACCATAATGGGGATTCTTGGGCAACCTGCATAAAACGCATCTAAAATGGGGGCATTTGGAGGACTCTGACATATCGGCACGGA